ACATCTAAATTCTCGATATGGTTTGTTATTTTTTATGATCATCTTCTTGTTTTACAAATAAAGTTTACACTAAATTCATCACGACTTTTTTCATCTCTACCAATATGACCCGCTTCACCCATTAAAAATATTGAATAAAAGTAAGTACCACCCTCAGCTAGAGTGATATTCATTTTTTGATGTAATAAGTCAACAATTTCTTTCATTAAATTGAAGCCATTTTCATAGTCGGCAGTTCTGACAATTATCTGAAATGTTGGGCTTCCTGTTGGTATATCAATATCAGGTGTTGCACCGCCTGTGTCATAAACTGCCACTATCTCAGCAGGTGTGTCGGGCATGAAAGCAGTGAAAATATTTGATCCCAATGTGAGATCAATTGTTTCAACATTTTCAACTAAATAATGCGCTATGTTATCAATAATCATATAAATAATGCCTCCATTTCTTTTGCGTAAACTTCAAGCCATTTTGGAAGATTCATTTTGAGTGGATCTTCTAAATATTTACCTTTTCTACCCTTTTGAAATCTATATTCAGGGTGTTCGTGTAATCTGGCAGCATAAGCAGTATGATAACCAACTTCTACATCTTCGCCGACAGGTGTCACAACGCCTGTGCTTGCCAAAATTCCCTCATCATGAGGTACTTCTTTATTTGAAAGATTCAAAAGAGTATCTCCCATTTGCAACAGTGCTTTTTTTGAAATTTTATCCACGCTTTTTGAAAGCCTCTCCAAGACTTTATCAATGCCAGTTGTGTCAAAACTTATTTGTAAAAATTTGTTATTCATCTTCGTGTAATATCTGCAAGTATACTTTTATAAATCTCACATTAAATTGATCCTTTGGCTTTTTAAGTGAAATCACTCTGTATTTAACAGCGTCAAAAACAATCTTGCTTCCCAAAGTTATTGTGACATCACTTGAAAGATGAATCAATGCGTCTGACATAACAGATTCGCCTTTTGAAGAATAAATAACTTTGTTGACCTCTACAAAGCGACAGTTCACTGCCTCTCCGTCTGACCAAACTTGACGACCATATTGATCGCGTGAAGCTTCGTTATAAATTGTTATTGGATCGTTAAAAAAGTGTTTCATATATTCGTCGGATTTTCAGCTCGCAAATTACCTGTTCGGTTTACAAACCCTTTCAGGAATTGGCGCGCCTTAGGTGCAATCAAAGTGTTTTCACTTGTTGCGCCATCTCCGCGAGTGTATGAATAATCATCTATACTTTCGCTTTTTAGATCAGCGCCACCCTTGAAAAAGCTTTCTCCCTTTTCAATGATGTATTCAACTTGTGAAGCGACTGCTCTTTTAATAGCTTCAGGAATTCTTTTGTAATATTTGCCCTCTAATTGCAAAACATCACAATATCTTGGGAATAATCCGAGTTGTGTAATCACATAGACAGAAGTGTCATCAATCTGACTTGTGAATGCAGTGTCAACAGTGATTGTGTGTGTAGTTTTATCATAAGCAGTGACAGTTCTTCTTTCTCCTGCGTTTGTGCCACCTACAATTTCAATCTCACAGCCTAGCCAGTAATTGTCGCCGTAATGAAGTGGTGTATCTCCCGAATCATCGACAAGTGTCGTTTTTTCAGCATTTCCACTTGTTGCAATACCTCTTGAAAAATTTGTGATGAATTTTGGAGCGCGTCTGACATAAGTGTCAATTATTTCTTCAGCTTGTGAAATTTGATCATCAGCTTCACTTGCGTCAACGACATTGATGTTCGCAAATTGCTTCAGTTCGGCTTGGCTTAAATAACCGCGCCTTGATGTTGGTATAGTAGAATTTACACTCATATTTTTCCTTTCTGTGATTCTATTCTATACTGATCTTCTCCACAATTAAGTGCGCCAACCTTTAAGGTTTAGATCAATATAATATTATTCTGTTGCTTCAAAAGTGTCAATAGGCGCTCTGACATACCAATTTTTTGGATCATTCGAATGAAAAGTTTTTGTATCTTTTGTTTGCCAGTTTTGTTGATCTTTGCTTTGATAATTTATTTCGCGCTTCAAATACCACTTTCTGCGATAAACTATTGTCACTCTTGAACTGACTGACTTCGTTACATTAAGTCTTTTGATTCTGACTCTTGCAGTAATAATCTTTGTGTTTAATCCAACTATATTAACTTTCGCGCCAACAGTCTGAACTATTCCAGAAGTCTTAATTCTAGTCTTTGATGTAATGTTTTTTGTATTGAGTTTTTTGACACGAACTTTTGCAGAAATTGTCTTTGTAATCGATACATATTTAATTCTGACTTTTGCAGAAACATTTTTCTCAAAAAGATTAACAACACGGACTTTTACACTCAATGTCTGTATATTTCCCGTCGATTTTATGCGTGTTTTTGTAGAAATCGTCTGTGACTCTCCTAAACGCTTTATACGAGACTTTGCACTCGTTGTAGTAGTGTTGATCGTCTTTATTCTTGCGCGTACTTGTACACTTGTTTCATTGAGTGTTTTAATCCTAACCTTTGCTGAGACAGTCTTTTCTTCTGATTTTTTAACTCTTGTCTTTGCACTTATTGTTTTTAGCTCACCAGTCGACTTGATTCTTGTCTTTGCACTGACAGTTTGCTCATTTGATAACTTTTTAACTCTAACAAGCGCAATGACTGTCTTTTCTTCAAGTTTTTTGATTCTTGTTTTTGATGAAACTGTCTTTGTGATTGACGCTTGTTTTATACGAACCTTTGCACTCACTGTTTGAGTGTTGTCAATTATTTTAATTCTAGTCTTTGATGAAACTGTCTTTGTTTCTCCTGTTGATCGAATACGAACTTTCGAACTGACTGTTTGTGTTGATGTGTTCTTGACTCTAGCTTTTGCAGAAACAGTCTTTTCATTTAATAACTTAATTCTAGTTTTTGCTGAAACTGTTTTTGTATTGTCAACAATTTTTATTCTTGTTTTGGCATTAACCGTCTTTTCGATACCAATTTTTTTAATTCTAACCTTTGCACTAACAGTTTTTGTCACTGTTTGTGTCGCAGATTGAATAGCAACAAGCGCTGATATAGTTTGTGTAGTACTTGTTGATTTGATTCTCGTTTTTGCTGAAACTGTTTTTTCAATATCAATAGTTTTAATGCGTGATTTTGCAGTGACAGTTTTTGTTATATTTGAAACTTTTATTCTTGCTTTTGCAGAAGCAGTTTGTGTATTTTCAAGTTTTTTAATGCGAACTTTAGAACCAACTGTTTTAGTAATTCCTGTCGATTTTATTCTTATTTTTGAACTGGCAGTTTTCTCAAATAACTTTTTGATTCTAACTTTAGAACTAACTGTTTTGTTGTTATCAACAACCTTAATTCTCGTTTTAGCTTGTACTGTTTTTGTATCGCCAGATTTGAAAACACGAACTTTTGCACTAACTGTTTTAATAACACCAGTTGATTTGATTCTACCTTTGACACTAATAGTTTTATCATTACCAGCTTTCTTGACACGCGTTTTTGCTTGAACTGTTTTTTCGACAGCAAGTTTTTTAATTCGTAATTTTGCGCCTACTGTTTTAGTAGTTCCTGTTGACTTAATTCTAACTTTTGATGAAACAGTGACGGGATAAGTTGTTACAGTAATAATTGAAAACGATTGTGTTGTCGCCCATGCACCATAAACTAACGAACCTGAAGGGTCAACAGCTCTAACTCTCCAATAATAAGTCATGCCTTCAAGTAAAGCTTCCCCGCCCTGTACCGTATAACTTATCTGGTCTGCACTAGGAAAAGGATCAGATTCGCCACCGTTATCGACATCAACAAAACCTGTGTCAGTATCAGATATTTTGTTTAGAGAAGAAAACAATTGCAACTCTGACATCTGAGTTGCAGATCCACCATTGTTTGCGGTTATATTAAATCTGTAATATTCATACAATCCATGTGTTGTGACTGTAAATTCTCTTGATATATTTCTACCATAAAAATATTGATTTGTGCGTGTATCAAGATCGTCCCAACTTGAACCATTATTTGATCCCTGTAAAACCCAACTTTTAGGATCACGAGTCGGTTCATCTTCAGAAGGTGTCACAATATATCTTCTAATTACATGTTGAGCGCTACTGCCAAATCTATATTGCACCCATGGAGTTGTGCTTGCGACATACCATTTTGTAGCGACATTTCCGTCAAAAACATTCGATCCAGGCAAACCGAAATCATAACCACTTTCTGAAGCTGTACCACCTGTTGTTTTACTATCGAAATCGCTATCGACATCAATTTGTATTTGATATGTAATTCTGTCTGAATCAGTGTCGGTTCCAGTAAATAAAAGCGTTGGTGTTGTGTCATCTGTTTCTAATTCATCTGCAGTATCAAGCGCAACTGTGGGGGAAGTATTATTTACAGTGAAACTTCTCGTTGAACTATACACACCATAAACATTTGTGCCCGCTGGGTCTTTGCCTTGCACTTTCCAATAATAAGTATCATTACTGAGTTGATCTGCACTGGGAACTGTAAATTGTATATTTTCTACTGAGTTAAAAGGGTCTGTATCTCCGCCAGTATCAGGATTTGCAAAACCTGAATCTGTAGCAGAATATTTCTCATACAATGAGTACATTCTGATTTCTGAAAGTTGTATTGCGCCACTAGCCCCATTATTTAAACTAATATCCACTTTGTAATATTCATAATTGCCAGGGGTGTCAACTGTATATGTATTAGTGACTTTTCTACCACTCCATGAAGCCCCCGTTACTGTATCTAATAGATCCCAATTTGTACCATCATTTGATCCTAAAAGACACCAATCCTTTGGATCACGAGTCGGTTCGTCATCTCCTGAAGTTATTGAGTAAGTTCTAACTATATATTTTTTACTACTAGGGAATTGATAACCCAACCAACCTGTCGACCTAAAAGAAAACCATTTTGTATCATTACTTCCATCAAAAGCATTTGTTGCAGGAGTTGAGGCATATTCATCTTCTTTTGTTACAGCCCCGCCCGTACATCTATTTGTGCCAAAATCCGACTCTTGATCTAATTGTAGATGGTAAGTAATACTTTCATTGTCGGTGTCAGTTCCAGTAAAATCCAAAATAGGCGTGCTATCGTCATCGGTTGAAGTATCTGCTGGGCTATTTAAAATAACTGTAGGAGCTAAATTTTCTTGATAAAGCAACTTAAAACCTGAATAAGTGAGAGCAGAAGAAATTGAATCTGTAACTTTAACTACTACTGCACTTCCCGCAACTATGACATAAGGTTCAGGCAGATAAAAAGCTTGAATTGACGAACCACTGGTATAATTATATCCAACCAAGCTGTCCGCTTTCATGTTAAACGGAATTTGAAGTTTTGTTACTCCACCAACTGTAATCTCAAAAAGTATGTGTTGATTAACATCTATTGCAGGAATGTCTGTATTTTGAAATTGAATGCCAATTACATTTATGGTTGTGGAAAGGCTAGCTGAAAGAGTAACATCACTACCGAAAGCCCAAGCGGTACCTGAACTAGCTGGCGTTGCACCCGCTACTGTTGCAGGAAGTGAAAGTATTTGTGTTGTTGCCATACATAGATTAAGTCATTTGATAAAGTATTTTTATACCTGTGAGTGTGTTGCTTGTAGTAGCCAAACTGTAAGCCACCCTAACTGAAATTCTAGTATTTGCTGCCACTTCTTTTGGTTCTGGGAAAATAACATAATTTGAAGGTACATAACCCACCGAAGTGTCTGATCTGACACTTGCAGGAACTTGCACAATCAAAACTTCTGCACCACCCGAACCAGTTGCAAGTTCAATAATCCATTCATATGTTGTGTCGGCGGCTGCAACAGGGGTGTGCCATGCCCATGTCAACCCTGCAAGATAAAAAGTCGAAGTAATAGTTGAAACTGGCACAACTTCTGTATATGCAGAAAACGACCACGCTGTTGATCCCGAAGAAGCTCTTGAAATTCCTGCGGAGGTTGTAGGATAACTTAAATATCTTTTTGTTGTTGTTGCCATATTATTGCATTAAATTAACTGATTGCATTCAGTAATTAAATAATAAACTCTTGAAGATAAGAAGTCAATCATTTCTTTTTTGCATTATGAGACATGATTATCAGTGCAAGAAAGAAAAAACCAAAAAAAACTTTCCAATTTATAGCAAACATTATACCCCACAAAGCAAAATCAATTGAATTCATTGTCAAGTTTAATTTTTTCATTTTTGTTGTAATAGTTCAAAATTTCTCGAATCATCATCAACCATTATTATTTGCTGATAGTTTTTGCCGTCAATGTTTTTCTGCAAACCTACTGCGTGTTTAACAACTATCACTGTGCCTGTATGTTCAAAGACTTGTCGAATTCTTCTAAAATAAATCAACTTGAAGTCTGATTCTTTCTCGCCTTTTGGAAAAGAAACTTTGAGATGTAAATTGTAGACTAAAATTTCGCCATTTCTGACATCAACTGACAAAATTGGCATATCGTCATTGTTTATTAAGATAAAAGCGACAAGTTTTTCTTGATCTATATGACCAAAGTGATGTTCATTTTCTTTTTTATAGTTTTGATCAAGTGTTGTTTGATCCTCGTATAAAACTCTCCATTGAATTTTTACATCAGGTGAATTAACCAGTATATCGTCTGAAGATTCAACCTTTGTTTTAGCTGTGATTTCTTGCTTATTCATATATTATTCTATACTGTGATTACACCATAAAGGAATAAAAAATACCTGTCAATAGCGAATTTACTCTTTTGCTTGAGTTCCTTCGTCTGCAGGTAATATTGTACCATCTTCAGTGATTTGCCTGTCGTTTATCTCTGTACTTTCTACTTTCATGCCTAATTTTTCAGCTTCAATAAATATTCTAGTATTTGAATCTCTCTTTTTTAAGATCATACCTGCTGGGAATATTCTTTGATGAAAAGTGAAATGTGTCGGTTGTGCAAATTTTCCCTCTACTTCAAGAGTTCCGTCAACAACTTCGATAGTTTCTCCTTCATTGAGATTTTTAACTGCTTCTATGAAGTTTGGATCATCGGGATTTGTTTTTAATTTTCCCATAATCATATTTATTGCTCGTCGTATTGTAGAGTAAAGACTGCCAAGCTTGAGTCACCTGCAGCCGCCGATACTGTTGTTTGTAATTGAATGACAATGTAATCTGAATATCCTGCTGCCACAAGTGTGCCTGAAAGTGAACCTCCAATTGAAACATTGGCTGTTGCTGGGTCAGAAGTTGGCATTGAAACTGTTGCAACTGTTGAAGTCGTCTTGACTGCGGGAACATGTGCGCCAACATTGTTTGCTTTGTATTTAAGAACAAGTCCAGTGTTAGGTGAAAAGTCTGTGGACATCCAGAACTGAAGATTATCAATTACATTAAATGTATCTGTGAAATGAGCCCTGATCCATACTTCATAAGAATTATTACCTGCTGTTACGGGATTTGACGAATAATTTGCTGCCGTTGCGTCATCTATATCCTTGAAGTTGAATAAATTGCCAGAAGCTCCCAAATCCACGACTGTTGGTGTTGCTCCATGTGATTGTGCCCAGTTGTAAGTTGCAGCCATATTTAATTTATTTTGATATTTCTAAAAGACTTTGTCAAGTACTTCTTTTTTAATTTAACCACTTCAACATTGTAATGTCAACATCATAATGTTATTGCGAATTCTTCGCCGACATGTGTGCCTATATCTGACAGTTTTTCAAACATTTCTAAATCTTGAACAATGTCAGTCGCAATTCTTTTCTTCAAATTATCAAAACTTATGATCTGAGTCGTGTAATAGTTATATGCTTTCTGACAAGATATACCTAATTTATTTGTTATTTCAACAGCGACGACAATCATTCCTGCTTCATCGATCTCGATTCTCAATATTTTTGCTGTAAAGTTAGTCATATTCAACGACAAATATATCTTCTTTGAGTTTTTTAATTGGTTCAATTGCTTTTCTATGTTCAAGTTCTTTTTTGATAAGCTCTCGAATATGATCTTTGAAAGCTTGAACTGTGATCAAACCTTTGACAGGTTGAAGCCCTACTGCCTTTGTAAATGTATGAATTCCAGCCTTGATTTTGATTGAGAATAAATAAATTCCCTTATCTTCTTTCATATCAAGAATTTGAACTTTTGCTGATTTTTTTAATTCTGTCATTTTGTAAATATTATCGTTTTTCTGTCATCATTGCTTCCTGTTGTTTTGCCTGTATTACCAATAATAACATGATTTGGAAAATCTTTTGAAAATTCTGCAATTGCTTGTTCTTCTGTGACATCGCCATTATGCTCATATATTACAGTCTGGGCTTGCTTCAAAAATGGTGCATATCCAAAATATCTATAAACGCTCAAATAAAATATAACATCAGGTACAAATCCAAACTTATAATCAATATCTCTTTTGATTTCGTTACCTGTAAAGTCTATATTGAAACCGCATAAATAGTTGCTGATTTCAAAAGCTGATTTTGCGACTGAAGGGAGATCAAGCCCTAATATTCTTTTTGCACCTCTTGACTCTGCATATCTTGAATAGAAACCACCCGAACAGCCAACATCAACAACATTTTTCTGCCATAAATCAATTGTGTCAAGTTGCATGAGTTCAACCCGTCTTTCATTGTCTCGATAACCCTCAATACCCAATTCAGGCACGCTTTGATATGTGTTTTCTGACCATACTGCATTTTTCTTGTATCTTTCAATCAGTTTGTCGCGATACTCAGGTAAAAACTCAAAGCTTTGAAAATCAACAAACTTTCCCTTCATAAAGTTTCCCGATTGACCTATATCTTCAAAGCGCATTGTGAATCCATATTCTTCGCCTATAACTTTGATTTGATCAATTATTTTGTGACGATCTTCAAAAGAGACAAAGTCATTTGACTCGCCTAAATCATCAACTACGAATGCAGGGTATATATTACCTTGCCACTTTAAGCCTATGACTGAATACACTCTTGGCGCTAAATTGTGAAAAGCACAAAGATTCTGAATTCTCACTGCGTCAATCAAAAGACTTTGTTCACTTCTTGGTTCTGTTTCTCCATTTGTTGAAAGAAATGGATTTCCCCAGTAGTAATCGTTTATATCTCCAACAAGAGGTTTGAAAAAGATTTTCAAACAAACTGCTTTGCGAGGTGTTATTTCAGCAATCAAATTTTTATCTCTGCAAATAAAGCTGAAAAATCCAGCATTCAAATAATTATAAATTAGTGGTTCTCTTAATTGATAAACTTTCATTTTATTTTGATCTAAAATAGGGAATTCTTAACATTTTAATCAGATTCCATGTTTCTTGACCCTCTGGCACAATACAAGTTCCATATTCACAAGCTTTGCCTGTATAAACGACATCGTATGCGTTTTGAATCTCAAGCATTTTTTCTTGTGTTTTATTTGTGTCGACTTGAACAATTTGAAGATCAATTTTGTATTTTCTCTTTGTTGATATAACGAAAGAATAAAAGTTCGGTGCAAAAGAGCCGTCATCAATTAAGAATACAGGCAGTTTAATATCTAACTCTTTGTATGACAAATACCAAACCAAACCGCTCAGCGCACCGCCACTCCATAACACTGCACAGTTTTTGTGTCTGTTCTCAAGTAAAGTGTGAAAGATTTTATTTTTTATTTCTTGCATAGTGCTTCTTTGATTTCTTTTGCTCTCGCTTGATACGAAAACTTCTTCAATATCAGTTTACTCGCTTTTTCTGCTTCTTCAAAGTCATAAACACTCTTGACTGAATCAATCATGAATTTCACAACTTGCTTTTCATCAGGCTCAGCCCATTGAGGATTTTCTCCTTTTTTATAGAATGGCTCGCCTTTGTGATTATGAAATGTCGAATCTCCCATTTTGTAGTCAAAAAGAGTGACTGTTTTTAATCCTTTGAGATTGTGTGACGCACCGCCCCAACCTGTTGTGCCTATCTTGCAACCGCAAGCGACAGCTTCGATTTGGGGCAGTCCGAAACACTCAGCGTGATGAGGGCTTATATAAACACCATTTTCTGCAACTGTGCGATAAACTCTTGCTAGATATTCACTTGTCCAATCTTCATAAATATATGCAATCTCAGGCGCGTTCTTGTCTTTCTGTACTTCTGACAAAAGTTTCATCATCTCTGCGTGTTGACCATAGCCAAAGCTCTTGATAATCAAAATGACGCGATCTTTTTTTGTAAATGTATCAACATACCACTTGACCAAGTTCTCACTGTTCTTGCGCGGTTGAGTAGCTCCTACGAACAAGAATTTGAACTTGTCATCATAAAAGTTATCAAGTTTCTTAACTTGCATGTTGTAAATGCTCGAATCGATCCCGTCAGGTGTGACATTGATCAATTTTTCAAAATAAGGTTCATCTTTGCATGCTTCAATTAAATGAGGAGAAGCATGCAAA